GATTGATTTATAAAATCTTCTTTCTCGTAATAGTCTATTGTAAAAAGTGTTTTCTTATCCATTTAATCCTCATATCCTGGTAATCTCGCACCACTAGATTTATTTTTCCAATCTTGGCTTGTAGATGTTTTATCTTTATGACAAGGATAACAAAGTGTTTGTAAATTTGTACCTTGATTATTATTTTTGTTGCCATCAATGTGGTCAACTTGTAGAATACTAGAACCAATTATATTATCATTTAAACCACATCTACAACAAAACTTTTTCTTGTGTCTTGTGTATTTGCCATTAGCGTAATTGTATGCTTCTTCATTATGTTTTTGACAATACTTTCCCCAACGCTGCTTGCCTGTATTAGGATCACGGCCTTTATTTTGTTGACCTTTTCCACATCCTACTATACAACAATTTCCTCTTATTTCACTAACTGGCATAATTATACTTTGAAATCAGAAAACTTATCATAAGGATTCTCTTTCACTTCTACTTTCGGTTGTCCACTATCTACTATATTTTGTGCTGAGTTTTCAACATCATATAGTTTCATTTTTGATCTATCAACGCCAATGATAAATGATCTGTTAAGACCTGGATCATTATATCTATTCTTTAATTGTTTAACTTTCATCTGACCTAGTTGTTCTAGTTCTTCATTTGATTGTAAAGCAAACATAAAGTCAGCAGTAGCAGGTAAACCAAAAGACTCTGCCGTATCTTCTAAACCAATATCAGTTGAAACAAATCCTGTTCTTGTTGTTTGTGTTGCACTAAAGATTGGCACATTAAACTCAACAGCAAGACCTCTTAATTCTTCAGCAATTGCCTTGATAAAGAAATATGATCCTACATTACCACCTTTAAATCTAGCACTAGTACAAATATTTAAGTAGTCAATGAAAACAACATCTGGTCTAAAACTTTTCTTTAATGATAATTCATTAAACAATGATCTGAAATGACCTGCGTGAGCAGACGCAGTTGGATATTCTTTAATAATTAATTGACCGTTAGTTTTGTTTCTTACTTTTTCTATTTTAGAATCATACAAATCTTTTGGTAAAATGTGTAGATCGTCCATAGATACATCTAATAAGTTTGCGTCAATTCTTTCAGCAATTCTTTCTTCAGCCATTTCTAAAGTAATATACAATACATTTAAACCTTGTGCCAAATAAGCACTAGCACAATGACACATAAACAAAGACTTACCTACACCTGTACCTGCAAGAGCAATGTTTAATGTTTTACTTGGTACACCACCTTTTGTAATCTTGTTGAAGTAAGATAAATCAAATTGATACTTCTTTTCTTTTGTATGATAAAATTTAAATCTTTCGTCTGCGTCATTAATATAATCGTGACCGATATGATTATCAAAACTTACTGCTAATGCGTCTGCAAGAATACTAGGTATTGCCTCTGGTGTTTTGTCTTTAGATTTACCATCTAAAATTTTGATACCGTCTAATACTGCATTGTGAACAGCACGATCTTTACAAAACTTTTCTGTTGTATCTAACAACCATTGTTGATCTATGTCTTCAGGATTTAATGAGTTGATTAATTCTTTTACTATTCTATTTTCTTCTTCGTTTATATCTTTACGATTACCTAGTTCTATTAGTATTGATTCTTTTGATGGTAGATTCTTATACTTCATTACAAAAGAATTAATCTCTTGGAATAAAATCTGTTCTTCTCTCTTTGTAAAATATATTTCGTTTACAAATGGTAATGTCTTACGAGTAAATTCTTCGTTGAAAATTAGATTTCTTAATATTGTAAATTCTATTCTTTCGTTATTCATATTAAATGTAGTGTAGATAGCTTCCTACTATATATTTTGGTTGTTGAATTGGTTTATGTCCTATATGTTTATAGTTCCACATAGGAGGAAACATTAATAATCTGCCAGTCTTTGGTTGTACTTTCATTTTATATTCAGGAAAAGATGTATGACCACCTTCATTATCTTTTAAATATAAAAAGAACACAAGAAATCTTTTGGCACTAGCATAGTCCATAACATCCACGTGTTCCTGAAATTCATCTACATTATTAACTTCATATTTTTTAAAACGGATTTGTTCAAACCCAAATTTTTCTGGCCATTGTTTGACTTCATCTATCTTATTATCTTTCATATACTTACCAACATATGGTCTTAATGTTTTATATATTATATCAACATACTCTTGCCAATCTTCATTTGAATTGATATTAATTTCTGTAAAAGACCTGTGATCTTTCAATTCTGTTTTAACCCATTGTTGTTTTGAATCTTCAAACTTGTCAATCAAGTGTTGACATTGTTTTGGTTTTAGTACATCATCATATACAGAAATATAATTACTCAATTTTACCACCACTTTTTAATTTATCATCTAAAAATATTAATAACATATCACCAATATAGTCTATAAACTCTTTATTGTCAAGGCTGGTTTCGTGTGGGTTGAAGATTATATCGTAATCAAACTTCATAGGCATAGTACCGTCTGGATTTGCTTCTGATCCAAATCCTACTTTGCCGTATTTAAATATAACACCTTTGTACGGAGGTTGTAATAACTTTATACAAGTAAAGTCATCACCTTCTTTCTGTACGAAAGCGTATTTTTTATTCTGGTTTTGATGTTTCTTCGGATTCTTCTTCAGATCCGTAGGTAAATTTTCTTTTGGCATAATCATCTATTGTTTTTAATACTTCGTCTGTAAAATACTTATCAGGATTCTCATTGATGTTTTTACCAAATACTTTTGAACCATCAGGCATTTCGTATCTTGTAGATACTTTCTTAAATACACCTGCTGCTTCTCCAAGTTCTAACAGACCATAGTATTGATCTAAACCTGTTTTGTATGTTAGTCTTACATCTATCATAGCATTTTCTTTTGTTAACCTTGACTTATAATTTTTACAATGAATAATATTACCAATTACTTCGGTACCATCTTTTTCTTTTCTCTTACTTAAATAAATTATTGATGAAGCGGCATACTTCAAACCTGAACCACCACCCATTTCTTTTTGCGGATACATAGAACCAATTACATCATAAGTGTGATTGGTCATAATCATAGGTACACCTGCCTTACCAAGTTTTAAAGTTAATACTCTAAATGTAGATTTAACTATTTGTGATCTAGTCATATCTCTTGTTTCTTTACCTGCGGCTGTGTCTTCCATTTCTTTAGTTGTAGATAACATACCTAAACTATCTAATACAAACAACAAAGGTTTTCTTTTACCTTCTGGTTGTTCAATATACTTGTCTAAAATTTTTAAAGATTGAGTTCTAAATTCTTGTACAGTTGATACAGGTACTACAACCATTCTACTTGAGTCAACAGCTCTACTCTCAATCATACTTTTTGAGATTGCACTTTCTGATTCGAAATAGATTACACCTGCGTCTTTGTCTTTGTCTAAAAATGCTTTTACGATTCCTAATGCAAAAAATGTTTTACCTGTAGCGGCCTCACCTGCAATTGCAGTAATCTTGTTCGCTGGCATTCCACCGTAAATTGATCCTGATAATAGAGCATTAAAGGCATAAGAACCTGTGTCTATAAAATTTGTTACATCTGCTGTATCAACACCTTCACTAACTAGTGTTGCGTATTCATTACCTGTTTCTTTAATTATGTCTTTTAGAAAGTTGCTCATATTCTATCATCTCCTGTTCATTATAAGATATTGTGTACCATTTGATATTCATATCATAACATACTTTTTTGATATTGTCAAGTTCCGTTGCAGGAAAACTATGCGACATATGGTTATTGTATCCTTTATATATCGTAATCATCATCTAATATCTTTGGCACTTCATCTATTCTTTGTTTTGCTCTTAATACAACCTTTCTTGCTTTAGGCGAGAGTTTAGTTGCGTCTAGTCGTTCTTCATTCCACAATCTGAATTTAGGATCCTGTGGTACCCAATCTTCAGGTGGTTCTTCGTATTCTTCTGGTTGTATTTTATCCCACAACATAGTTTTAACTTGATCTATATGTACAGGTCCCAGGTCGTTATATGTTCTTCCTTCAAATCTATTTGCCATAGCAAAAATTTGTTCTTTATTGTATTGTATCTTTCTTTGATAATCCCAATACTCTTTTAAATCGTTGTACTCTTTTGGTTGAATAGACATACTCATATTTATTCAAAAAAACTATCAAGTGTACCTTTTCTAATTGATTTAAATAAATCTACATTTTTGTCTTTAGAAAAACACCATACATTTTCTATAAATGTTTTGTTCATAAAATCTTGCTTATCTTTTTCTGTTTCAAATAACTTATCTGATTTAGGTCTTTGCATAATTCTCATTCCTATTTGACCTACAAAGTTATCTTTTAACATATCAACAACTTCATCACAACTTTTATATCTTTTACCTTTGATAGTCGGATCCATAATATTAATTAGTGTATGTTTAGATACTTCAAAACATTTTTTAGATACAGGTAAAAAGAAATCATCACGCCACTTCTCGTACTCGTTGAATTTAAACCACGATTGATTTTCTTCTTTCTCTCCACCTTTATTATATTCTTCGGTACTAAAATATGGTGGACTTGTAAAAGAACAATCAACATCTTTAATTGTATCCCAAGGTAAATCTTCAGCACCTGTATTGTAGATAGTAACTTTTTTAGGTTTAGTTAAGAAACTATTATACAATTCAATTTGTTTCATATATTGTTTGTAAGTATTAGGGTTTGGATCACAACCGATATATTCTTCAGCGTCTGAAGCAAAGAAACCTGCAAGTCTATCGCCCCAACCACAACTTGTATCTAAAACTTTTTTAGCATTTGTTAGTTGATAGATAGTTTTAGCAACATTAGGTTTAAATTGAGTTGCAATATATGTACCTAATCTAAAGGCACTCATATAACTTGCTTCTGATAACTTACCACCTCTTAATTCTTCTTTACCTTCAACTAATACTGTTTTCATATTGTTTATACCTCGCCAGATAGGACCTAGACAACGCCATATATCTTTTGCTGTGCCATTGTACCATACATCTAAAGGTGCTTTGAAACTATAACTTGAACAGTTTAATCTTAATTCTTGGTGAAAATAATTAGATACGCTATTGTAGGTTGATGGTGCTGATATAACACCTAGACCATAATCTTTGTAATTGTATTTGTAATCGTCATATTTTTCTTTGACATTGTTGTCGTTAGTATTACAGTATGTACTAATATCTTGTTTTTGTAAATCGTAAAATGAAGTTCTTACATCATCTAAAGTTATTTTCTTTAAAGGAAATTTTGGTCTGTACTTCTCAATATAGTCTGCTAAGTCTAATCTAAACTGATCTCTACCAATATCATTTGTTATTCTTTCAAAAGCAATCTGATCTATGATTGGTAATTTGTTTTCGTTAGCGTATTGTTTTAAGTATTCCATTATAGTTTGTATTCAAAATTTTGTGTTACATCATTTATATGTACTTGTTTAGCACCATTCTTAATATGAAAGTGAGTTGCCATAGGTGTTAACGGAGATAAGGTAACTAGTCTGGCACAATGATGTTTCTTTGCCCACTCTCCTAGTTTCTTAACTATTTCTTTACCTGCACCTCGTTTACGAGACCATACTGTATATGCAACAGCAACATTACCTTCTTTTACTCTGGACATATAATCCATTTCTCTAACTGTATATGGTACTTCAGGACAAAATGCAACACAAATTATTGCTTCAATTTCATTATTGTATTTTAATCCAAAGATTTTTCTGCCGTGTGTAATTCTAAAACCTAAAGTTAATTCAGGTCTAACAGGATCCTCTGCTACATCTATGTCGTCTAGTTCAACGAGTTCAGTACCTTTAACCCATTTGAAAAAATCGTTTATATTATCTTTTAGTATTTTCATTTTTAAATCTTTTATGCTCTTCATCTGAT